GATGGATTTTGTTTGAATGATGTGCTAGATGAATTCACACGCAGAATACAGCCTGGTTATCAGCAAATACCAGGTGTGATGACAGGTTTCAACGATTTAGATATTATATTTGGCCCTCTTATCGGTGGTCAGGTATTTGTTATTGCAGGAAGAACTTCACACTCAAAATCGACCATGTGCCATCATATAGCAAGACACAATATTGATAAAAATATACCAGTTCTTTATTATTCATACGAAGATTCTGCTGATGTTATTACTGCAAGAATATTATGCACAGACGCAGAAATACCTTTTATAAAAGCGTGGAATAACAAAATGAACAAAGAAGAACAGGCAAGATATACAAATGCAATTAACAATCTAAAAGATAAACCTCTTAGAATTTATAGTAAAAGTTTAAATCTATCAGAATTAAGAGCTAGTGTTCGGGCTAATATGATTGAATACAAAACAGATTTGGTAATAGTAATTTGCGATTATTTGCAACAAATGATTGTATCAGGTAAATCATATGAAGATGCTACTATGGCTAGTAAAGGAGTTAAGCAACTAGCAATAGACTTACAAATTCCAGTATATGCAGTATCACAAATAAATAGAAGCTCGGAATATCGTGAAGATAAAATGCCTAAGTTAAATGATCTTCGCGCAAGCGGATGTATAGAAGAGGATGGGCATGCTGTACTTATTATACATAGACCGGGTAAAGATGATTCTACAATTGAGGACACGGAAATTATCTTTAAACTAGCAAAAAACAAAAATGGACAGCTAGCTGAATTTTCATTGCCGTGGAATGGTAGTTGTATGAAGATTGGCTGAACCTCTGCACACATAAATGTGGCGCTGAAGATGGCGGTGAATTGCTAACAGGTGCAGGTGGTAAATATGTTTAGTAAGGAGAAAGAATTGTGAAACACATAGTACTATTTAGCGGGGGAGTGCAGTCAAGTTATGTAGCTGCATTGATAGCGAAAGAATATCCAAAAGATGTCATCTTGCTGTTCCATGATACACTAACTGAACCAGTTGATAACGATAGATTTAGAAAAGAGGTAGCAGATTATATAGGATTGCCTATTACTAAGCAATCCGATGGAAGAGACATTTGGCAGCTATTTGATGACAAAGGTTTCTTAGGAAATAATCGTGTTTCCATCTGTAGCTATAAACTTAAAGTAGAACAAGGATTAAAATTTTACAAGCAGTTAGATGAGCCATTCATTATTTATTATGGTTTTTCTAATAATGAATATAAACGGGCTCAAAAAGTTACAGCTAGGAATCCAAACCTTAATTGCAAATTTCCACTATTAGAAAGGCGAATCCACAAGGATACTTGCATAAGAACCATTGTTCATGAGTGGAACATTTGTTTACCGGAGATGTACACGCATCTGCATCACGCTAATTGCCTACCATGCGTGCGGGGGGGTAAGGCATACTGGACAAAAATATATCGACATTATATAGATGCTTACAACAGAGCAGTTGAAGCTGAAGAGTATTATGGATATACAATAATGCCTAATATATCTTTGACTGAGTTTGCTGAAACTATTGGAGACGATATTCAAGAAGAGTTTGATAATACGTTGCCGTGCATTTGTTCAGTATAGGAGGTAATTGAATGTCTAAATTTTGGATGGATTTAGCATGTGAAGAAGATGTAATGATAGTTGATCTTGGTTATGCAGATGAGCAATCATCATGGGACAAGGCGGTTCGGCTTAAAAATTCTGGCATAGGTAAACGAAACTTTAGAATAGAACCGATTAATAGACTTTGCGTAAGTGTACCTAAAACAAAAAGAGCAAAGGTATTAAATGAGTTTAGTATAACTAATGAAATTAAATACTTTGGCACAACGCATTTTATGTCAGAATAATATATAATATAATTAAGGAGATTGCAACCATGATAATTCTTAAAATACTTGGATATACTATAATCGGATTTATTATCGCAGGTGTAATTTGTGCAATAGCTGCATGTATAAGGTCATCTCAAATTAGCAAAGAGCTGGGAGAATGATAATTAAAAGCCGTACAAGACTGATACAAGCATTTTAATTGTAATTGTGAGTAAACATACTCTGATGTCCAAAATAATGCTTCTAATGCTTTTTAAAAGCATAACAACTGACTATGAATACAAAATATAAACATATTTACTTTGAAATAGATGAATATTGGAAAACAACACTAGATTCAGAAAAAGATGTCTGGGTTTGCTATGACAATAAAACCAAATCTGAGTTAGGATATATAAGCTGGTATCCATCATGGAATCAGTATATAGCTAATTTTAATGCAGATGCTGTTTTCAGTCAGGATTGTCTAGCTAATATTATTGACTTCATAAAACAACTGTCAACTACCCCTCCTAATTCTCCGAATCAGAAGGGGCTTGCGAAAGCGAGCTTCAAGGTTGACCAGCTATAGTTCTTTGAGAACTACGTTAGGAACGAATGTATAGGTACTGTCGTGGTGCTTCACCAGCCCGACGCTCTACGGTATGTTGTTAAACAGCTAAAGAGGGATAAGCAGTGCAGCATACAAAAAACCGTTCCGCAACATTAGCGAGGTGACTATTACTCTTACTCTTCGGAGTAAGGAGGTGTCTTCATGAGCTACGTATTTGTTTTAGACACGAACAAGCAACCACTCAACCCGGTTCATCCAGGTTGGGCAAGAAAGCTATTATCATCAGGACGTGCGGCAGTATATAAGAGATATCCATTTACCATTATCTTGAAGGCTGCCATCCCTTCAGCGGAAATACAACCATTAAGATTAAAGATTGACCCCGGCAGTAAGACAACGGGACTTGCTATTGTCAATGACGTTTCAGGGGATGTACTGTTTGCCGCTGAACTTAACCATAGGGGGCAGCAGATAAAGAAGTCAATGGATAGCAGAAGGGCTATTCGGAGAGGCAGAAGGAATAGGAAAACGAGATACCGCAAACCACGTTTCAATAACCGCAGGAGGCAAGAAGGATGGTTGCCACCATCGCTTCGTAGTAGAGTAGAGAACATTGAGACGTGGGTAGCCCGGCTACAAAAGTTATGTATGATTACAGCGATTAGCCTTGAATTGGTTAAGTTTGATATGCAAGCAATGGAGAATCCTGAGATAATCGGTGTTGAATATCAACAGGGAGAACTTCAAGGGTATGAGGTTAGAGAATATCTCCTTGAGAAGTTCAATCGTAAATGCGTCTACTGCGGCGTTGAGAATGTACCATTACAGGTAGAACATATTGTACCAAGAGCAAGAGGTGGGAGCAATAGAGTTAGTAATTTAACTCTTGCTTGCGAACCATGTAATAAAAAGAAGGGTAACCAAACAGCAAAAGAGTTTGGGTATCCCAAAGTACAATCCCTTGCTAAGAAACCATTGAAGGACGCTGCTGCTGTTAATGCTACCCGGTGGGCATTATATCGTCGGACGGAAGCAACGGGATTGCCTATAGAAGTAAGTACTGGTGGTAGAACGAAGTACAATCGTAGTATAAGAAAGCTACCTAAGACACACTGGCTTGATGCGACTTGTGTAGGAGCGTCAACGCCAGAAGTCTTGGATGTCGAAGGGATACGTCCTTTGGATATTACTGCCACTGGGCGTGGTTCAAGACAGATGTGCCGTGTAGATAAGTACGGTTTCCCGCGCACATCGGCTAAGAAGTTCAAACGTGTTCATGGTTTTCAAACAGGCGATATGGTTAAAGCTGTTGTACCAACTGGGAAGAATACAGGGACGTATATCGGACGTATAGCTATTCGGGCTTCCGGCAGTTTTAACATTAAGACACCAAATAGTACCATCCAAGGCATTAGCTATCGGTACTGCCAACTTGTGCAGCGACTTGATGGTTATACTTACGAGAGGGAGACGGCATTCCTCCCCGCCTGATTTTCCATTGCATTCCAAATCAGACGGGGTATCCTGCCGTAAAAAAAGATGAAAATAACAAACGAAGTAGCAAATATATTAGCTAATTCAACTATTGTGTTTTAGAATAAAAAAGGGCGTAATAGAAATGATATTTGAAACTATCTATGAAAGTGCACTAAAGAACGAACTAATTTTAATTGATAATGGATATTGTAGATGGCATTTAAGAAAAGATGGTCAAATAACTATTTATGAAATAATATCTGTAGTACCCGGTACTGGTACTACAATGCTAAATATATTAAAACGTAAAGGACAATCTTTAAATGCTACTTCACTATTTGCAAAATGCCCTGCTGATTTAAGTGCTAATCAATGGTATGCCAGAAAAGGTTTTCACAAGGAAGGCGAAGAAGTAACATTAAGTGGTAGGAGAATAATATTATGGAGATACCAGCTTTAATTTTCTGTGGTGGTGGTAATAAAAAATATGCTAAGATTGCAAGTAGCTGTGGTTGGCAATTAGGTGCAAGGTGTGGTGATACTGTGTACTTTCCTATATATTTTGCTGACCAGAATTGGAAGAAGCCTAACAAGCAAAAATATGTTACCTTTATCAAGAAATATCAACCATATATAGCAACTGTCTTAGACTGGATAGAAAAAGAAGAATTAAGTATTACTTTAAATTGGGCTGAAGAAATTAGTCCATTTGTGCAAAAAATTGTTATTATTCCTAAAGTAGTAAATGCTGTCGAAATGATACCCAAAATAATTAACAGTAAAGAAATCATTCTTGGATATTCAGTACCAACCCAATATGGTAAAACAATTACACCAATATGGGAATTTGGCAATAGGAAAGTACATTTACTTGGTGGTTCTACACAAAAACAATATGAACTTACTAAATACTTAAATGTGGTATCATTAGATGGCAATATGATGATGAAGATGGCGAATAAGTATTGTGCTTTCTGGCAAAGTAACGAAACTAAATCAAAATACTGGCCACAGTTACAAGACATTGGATTAGGTAATATACATAATGGTAATTATAAGGCATTTGAGTTATCCTGCAAAAACATTATGGAGTTCT